GCGCAGCACCTGGCCGTCGGCCGCCGTGACAGCCGCCGCGAGGCCGCGGGCGGCGGCGAGGACGTCGATCATCCCTGCGCGAGCCGCTGGTAGCGGGCCGCCAGCGACTTCGCCTTCGGGCTGAGATCCTTCGGCGGGCGGACCATCGACAGCAGCGGATCGCCTCCGGTATCGCCCGAGGGCGCCGCCTTCGCGGACAGGATCGCCACGGCCTCGATGACCGTGGCCTCGACGATGGCGGCGGGGACCGTCGGCCAGCCCCACACGCCGGACACGCGGACGACGGACGGGAACGGGAGGCCGGAGCGGGTGCGGAGCATTGTGATCGGGCGGCTGTCTGCCGCGGCGTTGCGAGGGAGTGTCACCACCGGCTGGTCGTATGCGGTCCAGTCCTCTACCACTTCGTACTCGATCCCAGACAGGGACTGCAGGTCGTCGATGACCAGCGTCCCTCCGGCGGTGTCGTACACGCGGGAGGCAGGCTCGGCGATGCTGCCCGTCGTGGCGAACGTCCGCTGGCAGAAATGGTCGACCGACGAGGCGGCTGCGTCGAGCGCGGAGGAGATCTCGTCGTCGCGGCGCGTGTCGTCGGGGTCGATCTTCAGCTGCGACTTGACCATGTCGATGGTCGCGTAGACCGTCATGTGCTCTCGCTTTCCTGCGCCCGTTGGGCGTCGAACATGGCCTCGGTGAACAGGGCCGACTTGTGGTGCCCGACCTTGACGCGGGTATCGACGTGGATGGGGACGCCGAGCTGCCGGGCGCGCAGGCAGAACGTCAAGTCCTCGCCGGCGGGCAGTCCTCCGAGCTCGGCCTCCTGGAACCACGGGAACGTGGGATTGAACTGGTGCGCCCGCATCGACTTGAGCACGCTGCGGTGTATCAGCAGGAAGGCTGCGCCGGTCGCGTCGCACGGGACGAGCTGGTTGCGCGGGTAGTCGCCGACGCGCAGCGTGGTGACTCCACCCTCCTCTGTGGGAACGAGTCGGTAGATGGTGGGGAACAGCCGGTCGCGGACCGCCCCGAAGCACAGGCCGCCGACGATGGGGGCGGCGGCCTGATCTGCTGCTGAGAGCAGCCGGTCGAGCGCGTCGTGATCCCACTGCATGTCGGAGTCGACGAACAGCAGCCACTCGGCCTGCGTGTGATGCTCGAGGAAGCGCCGGACGATCTCATTACGGGCGGTCGAGACGTTGGCACTTGACCATTCCTGCAGCATCCCGACGATGTGGCGACTGGTGCCCTGGTCGAACAGCAGCATCTGCACGAGAGATGTCGTGAAGTAGGCGCTGACCATGCCGGGATGCAGGAATCCGACCACGACTGTGCCGGTTCCGGCCCGTTCCGTTTCGCGCTTACGGCGTGCCTGTCCCATCGGCTCTCCTCTGCCTATCCCTGCTGACCGTGGATGTCGCTGGCAAGGCGACGGCCCCGCCCCGCAGAGGGAGGGCGGGGCCGTCTTGCCGGTGGTCTAGACCGGCTGCCCGTGGAGTGCTGCTAGCACTTCAGGAAGCGGAAGGCGTTGACGTCAGTGACGCCGCCGCCAACGCGCTTGTGCGCCACCAGTCCGCGCTGGCCGGTCGGGATGCCCGAGCCGTCCACCACGTTCTGGATGAACTCCAGCTGGGTACCGATGCGGTCGTAGACCAGGTACTGGCTGAAGTCGCCCAGGATGACGAGCACGTTGCCGGACGTGGTCGCGGAGACCATGTCCGAGGAGGATGCAATCGGGCTGCCGAGCAGCTGGTTGCGGTCCGCCATGTCGAACAGCATCGAGCCGGTGGTCCCGACCGTCTGCTGCCGGATGGTGTTGAACGTCGCCTTGTTGGCGATCCAGGTGCTCGACTCCTCGTAGCGCGGGGTGACCGCGTTGAGGACGGCGAACACGTCGGCCGCGGAGGCCGAGGTGAACGAGCCGCGGGTCGTGGCGGTGACGGTGCTGCCGGCCGTGGCCGAGATGGCGGTCACGATGCCGAGGGGCGCCGAGCTGCCATTGCCGGACACGAAGGCCGTCGACTCGGCGAAGTCGAACGCCTCGGCGATGAGGCCGGGCATCTGGCCCTGCAGGTTGGAGTCCTCGAAGATCTCGTAGGACGCCGTCAGGTAGGCGGTCAGGTTGTACGCGGTGACCGACGGGTTCGACAGGGTCGGGCTGCCCTCGGTGAACGCGGAGCCTTCCGACTTCCACGCCGTGGTGACGTTGCCGACGCTGACGCCGTGCCACACGTTCTGCGTGCCGGTCTCCACGCGCGCGATGCGGCGGATCGGGTTCTTGACGGCGACGCCCGTCTTGATGAGCGTCGGGTCGAGCAGAGTCGGCAGGGCGTACCCGCCGTTGGCGCCGGTCAGGGACATCGCAGCGCGGACCGCATCGGCCTGCTCGGCGGTGTAGACCGGGTTGCCGCCAGTGGACAGCCACGACCGGAACGCCTCCATGTAGGCGGGCGAGCCGTAGACGAGAGCATGGCGGGCAGCGCCCGGCACGTTCTCGACAACGTCGATGGCGGACTGGCGGGCCGCGTCGGACATGCCGCCGCGGTACTTCGTCTCGGTGATCGCGGTCACGGCGCGGGCGACGACGTCCATGTCGTCAGGGGCCGAGAACCGCAGAGCGTCGAGGTTCTCGAACGGATCGCGCTTCACGATGACCTCCGGTGCGGAGAAGCCGGCCTCCATGCGGGTGGGCTCGGCGAGGGCTGCGCTGCGAACGGCGGCGACCTTGTCGGCGCGCTCGACAGCCTTGTCGTGTGCGGCTCGCGCCGCGTCGAACTCGGAGAGGGCGGCGTCGAAGCGCGCGGTCTGCTCCTCGGTGGGGGTCTCCAGAGCGTCGAGGTCGGCGATCTCCGAACGGAGTGCCTCGACCTGCTCCTGGAGCTTCACGATGTCCTGCATCAGAGTGCTCCTAGCTCCCGCGCCACACGGCGCAGGTTTTTGTGTGAGAGCCGGACGGAGTGCCCTGCGGGCGAGTCCTCGGCGATGGCGGGCGCCCCATTTAGGACGGTGCCAACCCGACCCGAGTCCGGCGCAGCGGCCGGAGTGGTGTCGGAAGAAGGTGGGGCGAGCAGCAGCTGCTCGGGGATGATCCAGAACTTGCAGACCGCGGCGGGGTCGATGTCGCCGGAGACGATCTCGCAGGCGCGCGGACCCTCGAACATGGTGCAGTTCGCGCAGACCATGCCCTCCGCTGCGAACGGCGACGCGGCGACGTAGTGGGCGCCGTCCGGCCCGGTGCTCTGGTCGAAGGGGCCGTACATCTCGACATGGGCCTCGAGCACCGACTTCAGGTTGTCCTGGCGCGGTGTCGCTGGGTACATGCCGTCCTCGGCCCTGACGCCGACGACCTCGGCCGCGGCGTAGGCAGGGAACGGAGTGGGGCCGTACTCGCGCATCGCCACTTCCATGCGGCGGACCGTCGGCAGGGTGCCATCGGATGCGCGGCGGTATCCGCGGGATGGCGGCGCCAACGGGGTGGACTGAAGGAACGAGCCGGAGAACGACTGGCCGGTGATCTCGCCATTGCGGATCGACTCCAGCACCATGTCGGCGAGCGGGTTCGCGTTGTACCTGGTGACTGTCAGAACCCCACGGCCGTCTGCGCGCACCTCGATGGGCTTGCCCAGAGGCAGGGAGAACATGTCCGACGGGGTGCCCGACAGCGTCCGCGCATGGTTGTAGAACACTCCGAAGTTCGTTCCTCGAATTCCGAGCGTCCGATTGAAGGCAGTGCGGTCGATGACCTCGAGGTACTGGCCCTCCTGGTCTCGGATCTCCACCGGCACGTCGAACACGGCGGCGTAGGCGGTGACCGTGCGCCCGTCTCCGCTGCGGCCGATCTCGATGTCCTCAATGGGGAATGAGCGCGTGAAGTGGCTCATGCGGTGCCTCCGGTCTGCGGTGCCTTGCCCGCGGGATACAGGGCGGTGGGTATGGCCCCGGTATGGACAAGCAGCGAGAAGTCACCGGCGGTCAGCGCCTGCGCGACGGTCGCCGGGTCGTATCCGACGCGGATCAGCTCGCCGGCCGCCAGCGACATGACCTGCGCCGTCTCGGCGCGGTCCTTCTCGCCCTGGCGCAGCGCCGAGATGTCCGTCGTGTCGTACCAGAGCCGCGACCCGGCAGGGACGTCCACGAGCTTGGACAGGCACGCCGCGGCCGAGCGCCAGTTCGGGCGCATCGTGATGTCCGCGAAGCGGCGCATCGCCTGCTCGTAGTTCGAGTAGGTGGCGGCCTGCAAGCCTTCTTTGAGCCCGACGACGATGCCGGGAACCCCGGCAGCGGCGGCGATGCGGTTCTCACCCGCGGCCTGTACGGCCGTGAAAGCCATCTGCTCGAACGACTGCCCGATGACCGTGACATCCGCACCCTCGTCCACGATCGCCGTCTTGTAGGCGTTCATGGACCCGGCGAACCGGCCGTCCCACCGCTCGCGCAGCTCGTCGATCTGCTCCTTGCCCAGCTTCTTCTGGTATCGGATCATCAGATTCGGGGTAGCGGCGTTCTCAAAGAACTTCGACTTGTGGGTCGTCATCGCTATGTCCGCGTCGATCTCGCGCACGACCGGAGTGAGCCACGACATTCCTCGGCCGACGGCCAGCGGGTCTGGGATCGGGGACCAGTGGGCCACCTCGTCGATCGGGTAGATATCGGCCAGAGCGTCGCCGACTCCGTCCCTGTCGTACCCGTATCCGACCGGCTCGAGCATCCCGTCCGGCCGGACCCCGTAGATGATCGTCACCCGATCGGGGCGCATCCGCTCCAGCCGGTCGCCCGCGTCGCGGATGTAGGCATTGCCCGCTAGGGATACGTCCTGTTCCATGCGTGCGAGCAGCTCGCCCGTCGTGCCCCCCGGCCACGGAGTCTCCAGCTTCGCCAGCGCCGGAGTGCCGTACAGGCGCTTCGTCGTCAGATCACGGAACTTGAACTCGGCCTCGGAGAACAGCATCAGCCTGGCGAGGATCACGGCGAACACGACGCCGTCCGCCTGATAGCCGAGCTGCGTGTAGGACTGGAACGTCGGCAGCATCGCCTCAGTGCCGGCATCCTTGTAGGACTGCAGCAGCACCGACTGCCCTGGATTGAGGTCCATCACAGTCGGACCGAACATGCGCATACGGTCGAGGAGCCTCACTTAGTCCCCTTCCGTTTGGGTCGTACTGCGTCGAAGTCGACGAGCAGCGAAGCGGCGCAGACCGCAAGGCCAGCGAGGATGACGGCGGCGGGGATGCTGAGCATCGCCACGCCGAACAGGACGAGGAGCACGCCGAGCGCCAGCAGCAGTACGGCAGCCATTGGGACTCCTAGATGAACCACACGCCGGGGTCGGCGGTGTCGTCGGTAGTGGCGCACAGGAAGCGCGCCAAGGTGACGGCGGTGAGGCCGGAGATGTCGAGCGGCGACGACACGCGGTCCAGCGCCACCCCATCGCCGACGCGGCGTGGCTTGGCCGTGTCTACCTGCTGGCGCAGGGAGGGGTCTCCGTCGTGAACGACCATCCGCGATTTCATGGCGTCGAACATGGAACCCACGGAGCGGGCGATGTCCGAGCCCGGTACGGGATGGATGGTCAGCGCCGACAGTGCCTGCAGGTCGGGTAGCAAGCTCGAGGCCGGAGCGCCGTTCTGCTGGATTCCAACCTGAACGGCGTAGCTCCGGGATGCCAGCCATGCCGGCACCTCGGACGGGTCCATCGACGCGACTATGCGGACTGCGATCCGACCGTCATTCAGTTTCCATGCCGCCGCTACGGACGCCGTCTCCCGGTCCCACGACACATCGACCGCGAGATGCACAGTTGATCGGTCGGCCGGATCTGCAAGATCGTCTACCCCGCAGGCGTCCCACTCGGCTACGTGGAAGGCCAGTCCATGGGCGCCTGAGGCCGGGTCATCCCACCACCCGAGCCGCTCGCGCATGAACTCGATGGGATCGGACGACAGGGCGCGGCGCTCATCACGGACGTACTCAATCGAGATGCGTCGTCCCAGCGCCGGATTCGCGTCCCACCATAGATCCTCGTTGTCCAGCTGGCATCCGGGCACGTCCACGGAGTGCGAGCAGTTGTCCTGCGCACATGGCTGGCGGTCTGAGGTGTACTCGATGTAAGCGAGTGACGGGTCGCTCAGTGACCGGCCTCGGTCGCGGATGGTGCGCAGCACCGCCGACTCCTGCACGCCCGGAGAGGACCCGTAGCGGACCGCGGGATTCGGCTGTGCCGAAAGGGTCGGAATCAATGCGCCTTGGGTGGCGGCGCTCAGGTACAGCGCCTCGTCGAGGATGACGCTGTTCCCGGACAACCCTCGGCCGCCGCCTTTTGATCGCGCCAGAAAGTCAAGACGTCCACCGTTGACGAAGTCGAACCCTTCCTCGCCCTTGGATGCTCGCCTGCGGCGCACGCGGGAGCGCAGCCAGTCGGTGTCCCCGATGACGCGGTCCAGTTCATTGAAGGCGTCCTGCGTCGTCCGAAAAAGGTGGGACGACCACGTGACCCGCTTGACATCCCGCAGGAATACGTCGTACAGGACGGTCATCATCAGCGCCCAAGTCTTCATGTTCTGCCGGGCGCAGACGACCGCGGACTCCAGTGCCGCCCATGACCCATCCTGGCCCTCGGCCAGCAGGACGCGCAGTACGTCAAGTTCCGGGTCGGATACCTGGAAGCCGAGAGAATCGGCAAGTTCGGCGGCTTCGTCTCCAGCTGCGAACGTCGAGCCTTCAGGAGTCCACAGATAGGCCGGGACGCTAGATCGCGTTGCGACGGGCACGCCGGGCTCGCAGTTCGTCGATCAGATCGGTCTGCTCCTGCACATTTGCCGTGGCCTCGGCAAGTCGGGCGGACAGCTCACGGGACAGGGCGGCGAGTCCTGTCGACGACTCCGCACCGGCTTCGATCTGCCGGGCGATAGTCATGCACAGCTGCCCGGCCGGAGATGCCTCGCGCTGGACGGACTCGAGCGCGGCCTGCACCGATGCGACAAGTCCGTCCGACGGCTGCGATGCTGCCGCAGAGATAGGGCGGATGGGAAGCACCTTCTTGGCCCGGTGCGCCTTGGCCCGACAAGATGCGGAACAGGTCTTGGCCCTGGTAGACCGTGCCTCGAACGACTTCGAGCAGACCCCGCAGGTTCGCTTCACGGAGACTCCTAACCGATCAGCCGCAGCTGCTGTGGCTCGCCGCGGTCTCTCTTCCGGGAGTTGCATCCGAAGTGGGCTAGTTGGCAGTTGGCGTAGGTGTGGTCCCCACCTTGGGAAACCGGGACGATGTGGTCGAGGCTTGCCGACCGCGGATCGGGGTACGAGGCGGATTGCGGAACCGGCTTGCCGCACAAGCCGCACTGCCAGCGATCGCGAGCGAACACGGCCAGCCGGTCGACTTCCTCATATTTGGAGCCGTGAATACGGGCGCGGCGGAGATCGTTTTTGATCCGATTCCTCTCGCGCCTCGCAGTGAGTGGGAGGCGTTTCGCCTGTCCCTTCGCCGGGGCGGTATTCCGATTGGCGCAACCGATGGAGCAGTAGGCCACCTTGTACCCGCGAGACTCGAACCAGTGCGCGCAACCCGCGCAGAATCCCATGGATCGGATGCGCTGCTTTCGTTGCGCAGGGTTGCGGCGACGGCACGCCAGACACGTGATCTCTGGAAGCGACGTTCTCCCTCTGAATACGGGCCTCCCGCAACTCGCACATACGCCGGTCGGCAGCTTCTTTGCAGGCGGCTTCATGCGTCGGCACGGCTGGCACATGCGCTCCCCCTCTGGGAGGGAGCCGCGTTTTGTCGGCATGGACTTGCCGCATCCAGCGCATTGGACAGCAGGCCTTGCGGGCATTACTTCTCCCTCGGATATGCGGAAGGCCCGCACCGAGGGATGCGGGCCTTCCTCCTCGCCGGGATCAGCGGCGAGTGTCTAGCGGGTGCCGAACGTTCGACGTTTCGCACGGATTGGGGCTCTGTGCATAGGAGTCCTGGGGTGGCCGTCGTCACGTTCGCGACGGCATCCCCCACCCCCCGTCACCAGCCGGACGCCGTCCAGCTGCGAGTGATCGGGCGTTTGCGTCCGCTGCGGCCATAGTTGCCGGGGCATCCGAACTCTGGATGCCGCCGGCCGTGCGCGGGGCGCCAGTTGTCCGGGTCCCATGTCAGCTCGGGTGCCCTGCTGCGCTCGACCACGTGGTCGACGCTGTAGTCGTCTGGCTCTATCTCGTGCCCGCACAGCCAGCACGTCCAGCCGTAGATCCGCTGGCACTCGGCCTTCGCCTTCGATGCGCGGCGGCCGTTCCATTCAGCCACTGAAGGCGGGCATCTCCGCTGGTGCGAGCTTGCGGCGCTGCTCGAGCAGGCTGTTGACGTAGGCGTACCAGGCGGTGCCGCGCTCGTCGGCGGGTATGGCGCGCAGGTGGCCGAGCGCCTCGTCTATCTCAGGCAGGGTCGGCATGGGTTCTCCTGGTGCAAAGCGAAACCCCCGGCCTGCTGGCTCGGGGGTGTGCCTGGCGCATGACGCGCCACTTATCACAGGTTAGCGGCGATCCTCGCCGTCTGCAACGGGGTCGACGAACCGCAGGTCGTGAATCCTGCAGTCCAACCGGAGTCCACTAGTGGAGTCCTGCACCTCTACCGAGTACCCATCGACGTAGTCCCACGTTAACGAGAGGACCATCCCGTCGACAGGGGCCGAGATTCTCGGCGACCGCTTTGCGAGGAGCGCCTCTTTCAGGACCCCAGCCACTCGTTCCAGTTCTCCAGCATCACGAATCTGCGACTCGCGGTGTTTGTTCTGCTCATCCTGTGTAAACGGTGCGCGGACGCCAGTCGTCGCTTCGTAGTCGAACGTGCTGCCTTCCCAGTTCATGCCCCCATCCTCTCTCTAACCAGATACCTGCCGTGCGCCCTTTGCACACGGCCCTTGCGCGCCCACTGGCGCAGCGTGCCCTCGGTGACTCCCAGCACCTGCGCTGCGGCCTCGGGGTCGAGCCACACGTCGCGGCCGTCGGCCATCGCCACGGCGGCGAGGGTCATCGCCGAGCGTTTCGCGCCGCAGCGCCGGCATGTGACGTCGTCGTGGACGTCGGTGTAGTACAGCCGGTAGCCGCACTGGCCCTGCACCTCGCCGGTGGTGTCGCAGTCCTCGCAGTAGGGGCGGTCGTCAGGGTCGCACCCGCAGGGCTTCAGTGTGGGCGTCGGGCACCGGACCATCGTGCCGACGTCCTGAGACTCGCGGTCCCAGCGGCGCAGGGCGCGCACGAACTGGCGCAGCTCGTCGGCGTAGTCCTCGAGCGGGAATCCCGGCTCGGACACGGTCCACTCGACGTGGTGGGCGAGGAACCCGCAGACGCCGACGAGGGTGGCGTCGGGGCTGTCGGTGACCGTCCTGGCGGCCGAGGCGATGCCGTAGCGGGCCATGCCGCGCATCTCGCGGATGAGCTTCTCCCATTCCTCGAGCAGGACCAGCAGGGGCGCGGAGTGGCCGGGGACGTGCGCGAGCGCCGGGTCGAGGGCGTCGACGTTCAGCGGCGGCCGGGAGCCGTAGGCGGCGTGCGTGGTGCCGGTGGTGCCGGAGCCGGGGAGCAGGGACGCGGCGGCCATCGCGGCGAGCTCGGGGATGGCGCGCAGGTCGGCCGTGATCCGGTCGGCGCAGGCGGCGCAGCAGTGGCCGTGCTGCAGCTTCGTCGTGCGGCCTCGGGCGGCGCACAGGACGCACTGGTGCTGCCACTGGTCGTCGGTCATACGGCCTCCGTCCATCCGATGCTTGTTTTCGGGTTGGCGAGGTTCCGGCGCCAGCGCCGGATCTCACGGCGCGCGCCCCATTTGGCTCCCCATAGGGTCTCGCGCCACCCGCGTCTCACTTCGTCTCCGAGAGTGACGCTGTACATCCAACCCGGACTATCTATGTGTTTCGGTGGGTAGATCAGGACCTCGAACTGGTCGTCGGTCATGGGTTCTCGCCTCTCCCGTGCTGGTTGGTGCGGGGCAGCCCGTACAGCTCGTAGCCGAGGACGGCGGATGCGGCCTGGGCGTTGCGGCCTTCCCGGTACGCCTCGCGGCGGGCCTGCCGGAGGCGGTCGCAGTCCCGGCACAGGACGCGGTACGTGATGGCCGCGTAGGGGCACAGGGGGTCGTGGACGTAGTCGATAGTCACTCAACAACCGCCTCGTAGGTGAGGTCGAAGACGTCCTTGTGACAGGGGTAGAACTCGCCCTTGACGCCCTTGATGATCCAGTCGCCCCAGCGGGCGGTCATCGGGCCTTCCCACGTCTGGATAGTGAGCGTGGGCGGCTTGCCGAACTCAGCCTCAAACGTCCCGTTTACCTGACTCATCCATTCCAGGAGCCTCGGCATCGTTTCCTCCGTGAACTGGATCGCCTCGATGACGACGGGCTTCTTGCGGTACTTCACTGGTCGCTCCTCAACTGGTCGTTGATCTCCTGCTGGCCCTCGCGACGCTCGCGCTTGTGGGTCCTGCGCTTGATGGACTTCACGACACCGGGGCGGCCCATGTAGACGAGCAGTTGGCGCCACTTCGTGTAGGCGTCCTGCTCCTCGCCATTGGCAATACGGCGCCTCATTCGCTTACCTCCGTCAGGTCGATGAAGTCCTCGGGGTTCCCGCCTCGGCGCAGGTAGTCCCCTGACACAGTTGCGAGCCTTGCACAGGTGGTCCAGTTCCATTCCGTCAGGGATCGGACCTACCAGCGCCTCGTACACGCCATAGCGGTCAATGACACCAACCCACAGCCAGCAGTCCTGCTGTACTTCCAACTTGGACAGGATGCGTGCTTCCAGCATTCGGAGCCGGTCGCAGATGCACCACTGATGGCAGTGGATGCAGAACACGCCACGCTGCATCGAGCAGTAGCCGTGCTCGGGCACCTCGTCGTCACACGGCTGCAGTAGCGGGCACTCGGGCAGGTGATCGCTCACGGCTTCCTCCTCAGTTGCTTCCTCTGCGCGGGGGTGGTGCCGCCCCAGACGCCGTACCGCTCGCCGTTGTCGAGGGCGTGGGCTAGGCAGGGCAGGCGGGCTGGGCAGATGCGGCACAGCCCGGCGGCGAACTCCTGGTCGCGGCGGTCGTCGGCGAACCACAGGTCGGCGCCGGCGGCGTCGCAGACGGCGTCGTCCATCCACGGCAGCCAGCGCGGCGGGGATGGCTGGTAGGTCGCGAGGACGGGTTCGGTCATCAGAACCCCGGCTCGGTCGGGATGCGGTAGCCGGTGTCCGGCTGCGGCGGGCGTCGCCAGGCGTCGGCCAGCGGGTGCCCGCATCGGTGGTCGGCAACGACGGTGCGGTCGGGGCCGGGTGGCTTGCCGGGGATGCTCCAGCGGTCGCGGTACTCGAGCTCGCCGTGGCGCAGGTCGTAGGTGGTGCGCCCGTCGCGCAGTGCCTGGACTTCACCGAGGGCGGTGATGGCGTAGGGCTCGACGGTGGCGGTGAGGGCGCATCGGGAGGCGTTGGGGCCGACGAGGACCCATGCTCCGCAGCGGTGCGGAGCCAGTCTCGCCTTGCGTCCCGAGTGGCCGGCCTGCATGAGCTGCTCGTCTGTGATCCGGCCGGAGCGGTGGGCCTCGATCAGCTCTAGCTGCAACACGTGGTTGCGGGCCATCACTCGGCCCCGTTCATGTGTTCTGTCCTGATGTGTTTGTGTGTGCCCCCCTTATAGGGGGGGGCAAACACATGACACGCCGATGTGTAGGGCACATGGGGCAAACACATGGGGCACATGGCTACATCCCCTCGATTAGGTCGCTGGGAAGGTAGGTCCTGTATCCGTTCGACGTGGTCCCCGCGGGCTCCAGGCGACCCGTCGAGATGAGCCGCTTGGCTATCGGCTCGGCCTTGTTCCGCCCGAACACGCAGTCGTCGGCGATCCTCTTCACGCTCCGCGGCACGCCGTCCGAGAACACCTCGAGCAGCGCATCGGCATCCCTGTCGCCCTTCATCTCCGCCTTCCCCTTCCCGGTCAGGGACAGGCCGCGGGTGGCTGAGTCGTAGGACAGGGCCTCGGGGGCCATGTCGACGTCGCGCCCGAACGCGGACAGGTAGCGCACCGGGTCGAGCCGGGAGAACTCCCCGGTGTCGTCGTCGTCCTCGCGGGTCAGCGTCCACACGGCGTCCGGCTCGTCGAGCAGCCGGGATGCGCCCCGGGATCGCTGGCCGGCGTGCCCGGTGTGATGGGAGACGAGGTCCTCGCGGACTCCAGCGAGCTCCATCGCCTCCCCCCACCAGGAGAAGAAGGTGGCTACGTCCGCGTTCGAGTTCTCGTCGAGCCCCAGCGACGCCAGAAGCGGCGCCAAAGGGTCGAGGAGCACGCACGAGCATCCGTGGTCGGACAGCCAGGTCGCGAAGCGCCGGCGGCCGACGGGCGTGCCGAGTCCGATGGCGGACGCCTTGCCGCGCATGTTCGCGACGTGGATGCGGTCGAGGTCGCCGATGCCTGCGTCGCGCATCCATCGGCGCATCGTGCTCTCGGACACCTCCATGTTCAGCACCACGACGGTGCCGTCGACGGGTGCGGCCTGGTGGCGTCCGAGGAACGGGCGCCCGTCGACCAGGCTGGGCAGCAGGTTCGCTCCGATCATCGTCGTCTTGCCGGACTTCGCGGCGGCGGCGAGCAGCACGCGGCCGTCGGCAGGCCACAGTCCGTCGATCCGGTACTCGACAGGGGCGTCGGGCTGGGCGAGGAAGTCGCGCAGGGTGACGGACTCGAGCGCCGGGGCGTCGCCGGCCTTCGCGGCGGCGAGCATGGCGCGGGCGTCGTCGAGGACTCGCAGCTCGGCGTACTTCTGCCGGACGGCGAGCTGATGCAGGTCGGCCTGCTCGCCGGTCAGCGGGGTCGGGGTTCCGTCCTCGGCCACGTCCCACACGGGAAGGCCGGCACGGGCCGGCGCATCACCGTAGCCGGCGTCGGCGAGGGCGCGGGCTGCCGTGGACAGGTCGCCATCGTGGTGGAGCAGCGCGTAGACGTGTCCCTTGGACAGCCCCTTCTCGGTGGGCCAGTCGACGCTGGTGGAGAAGTTGACGAGCGGCCCGTCCTCGATGGTGGACGCGGAGTGGCCGTCGGCCTTCTTCTTGCCGGGCCGGACCCAGTAGTCGCGGTCGCCGTCGCGGTGGCTCCATGTCCACCCGGCGGGCTCGAGGATGTCGCGCCAGCTGGTGCGGGAGCGGTAGTCGTCGAACGCGGAGACGCCGTCGTAGGCGGTCGCGGTGCGGGGCTGCTGCGGCTCGGGTGCTGGCTCGTCGTCGGCCTCGTCGAGGGCGAGGCGGAACACCTCGTGGAGGATGTCGCGGTCCTCGGCGGTGACGCGGACGGTCTTGGACGGGTGGCCGCCGTTGACGAACAGGTAGGCGGCGCCGTCGGGGTGGCCGTTGCGGGCGGGCGTCGGGGCGACGATGACGAACCCGCCTTCGCCCCTGGTCTCGGACACGACTTTGCGGGCGGTGCCGGTGCCGGTGTGGGCGAGCTTCGTGTTGCCTTTGGCGGGTCCGTCGGTGATGCGGACGAACAGGTGCAGTCCGCCGCCGGCGGACTGCTCGACGCAGCCGCGGGCGATGGTGGCGAGGAGGTCGTCGGCGCCGATCTCGGAGAAGTCGCGGGCCTTGGCGATGACGGCGCCGAGCCGTTCGACGGCGGCGTCCATCGGGCCTTCGAGCTCGAGCATCTCGACGTTGCCGGACGCGGCGCCGGTGAGGACGCCGATGCCGGTGTAGCGGCCGGACGACAGCCAGGCGTCGACCTCGGTCCAGTCGGGGCGCTGCTGCTGGTAGTCCTTCCACCGGCCGAAGGGGCGCTTGCCGCCGTCCTCGTGGCTGGGGATGACGCAGTAGCCGGCGTCGTACCACTCGCGGGCGGCGGCGAGCAGCTGGTGGACGGCGAGCGGCTGGGCGGTCACGTGGTTCCTTCCCGGTGGTGGCGCCGGGGGCGCGGTGCAGGTTCCGCGCCCCCGGCGGGGGTGGGGCTAGACGAGGCCAGCGGCCTGCAGGTTGCCGAGGGCGGCGTCGAGCGCGGACGGGACCGCTGCCGGTGCAGCGGGCGCTGCGGCCGGTGCGGGGGCGGGCGCGAGGGTCGCGGCGGTCTGCGCCGTCAGGTACGCGGTCGCGGCCTTCACTGCGGCGTCATTGCCGCTGGCATCGGTGAGGACCCATGGCGGCGCCTGACCGGGCTTGGCCTGTCCCTTGCCCATCACGGCGAGGACGCGCTGGCCGATGCGGGACTTCAGTGCGCCGATGAGCGCGCCGGGGAACCACAGCACGTTCTCGTAGGTCTGCTGCGCGCTGATGTCGTGGACGGTGACGCGGATCGCGTCCTTCTCGCCGTAGGCGGTGGTGATGCCGTTTACGTGCTCGAGGGGCTCGACGACGAGGACGTGGCCCTCGACGTCTGCGGGGGTGAGGCTGTCGCCTCCGCCTGCTGCGGGTGCTGCGAACTGCATGGGCTTTCCTTTCGTTGTGCGGTCCTGGCGCAGGGAGCGTCAGGGGGTGTAGGGAGCGATGGGCCTCTTCTTGAACGCATCGCGGACGGCGACGGACACCTGCGCCATCGACCAGCCCAGGGCGAGGTCGAGCAGGTACAGGTCGCAGGTGCCTGTGCCGGCGGGCATGTGGATCAGCAGCCCGTGCTGCTGGTCGACGCCGAGGCTGGGCAGGTGGCCGACGCGGCCCTTGGCGGGGTCGTACAGGTGGCCGCGGGAGTAGATCGCCATCTGCTGCGTGGCCCCGTGCGGGTACTTCGGCTCGTGGCGGCCGGTCTTGATGTCGGCGATGAGGACGCGGCCGTCGGGCAGCCGCACGAGCCGGTCGAATGTGCCGGCGGCCTGCACCTCGTCGGTGACGACGAACATCTCGGCGGCGACGATCTGCAGGCCGTCCATCGCGGAGCGGTAGGCATGCAGGTCGCCGCGGAACTGCTCGGGCATGGTGGCCGGCTCGACGCCGGCGTCGACCTGCTCGGTGAGGGCGTGCAGGGCGGTGCCGATGTTGGCGGCCCGCTCGGACTCGGCGGCGGTCATGGCGGCGTCGACGATCTCGTCGAGCTTGCGGTCGTCGCCCTTGACGGCCGCGGCGACGGCGACGAGGTCGGGGCGCGCGCCAAGGCCGATGGCGACCTGCCGCTGCTTCCACTTGGTCAACGCGGTCTTGTCGTCGAGCGCCTTCGCCAGCGTCGACACCCGCGTGTACGGGATGGGCTTTCCGCCGTCGACCGGCTCGATGAGGGGGCGTCCCCAGCGGTCGCGGGGGACGTCGATCTGCGGGTGCGTGAACTCGATGGTCATGGCTTTCCGTTCCTGGTCGCTTCGATGAACTGCTGCAGCTGCTGGTACTGCTCCTGCTTCTTGCGGGCGATGGCCGTCTGCTGCGCGGCGGTCACGCGGGCCTCGCTTGGCGCGTCAGCACAAGACCGTCGCGGCCAAGTACCTCGACGCAACGGACGATGAGTCGGCGGCGCACGTCGTCTTCCAGGTGAATGTCGGCAGACGCTTCTTCAACGAGTCGGGCGAGACGTTCCGCCGACAAGGCGGTTCCGGTGGACACGACGCGGTATGCATTCACGCGGTGTCCCCGTACCCGGCCTCGCGCAGCAGCTCGACGAAGCGGTCGAACCGGATGACGACGGGCCACGACCCGATGGCGGCCGGCCCCTGCCCGTCCATGCGCAGGACCGCGAAAGGCAGCGCGGTGCCCAGGCGCAGCTCCTGCTGCCGCATCGCTGCAAGCGGGTCGAAGCCGCGGCGGGCCTTCACCTCGACGTCGAGGTCGACGACGCCGGTGACGTCGGTGCCGTCGCGGCCGGCGCCGACGGGCTCGGCGTGCGGCCAGCCGTGCTCGCGCAGGTAGTCCGCGACGATCCGCTGGCTGGCGTAGCCGCGGTGCTTCCTCGACTGGCTCACTCGGCCGCTCCCTCGGCGAGCACGACCTTGTCGTCGGCGGTCGCCGAGTACCCCATCGCCTGCAGCCACCGGATGCGGCGGCGCAGGTCCCAGCCGGGCGACCCCCACGGCGTCGGCTCGAACTCGCTGGGCATGTCGGCGAGCAGGAGGTAGAGCAGCGCGTCGCTGGCGGTCCAGTCGACAGGCAGGCCGTCCTCGCCGGTCTCGATCGCGACGACGGGCAGGACGCCTTCGGCGAGGTCCTCGTCGATGCGGTCGGCGAACGTGGCGGCGGCGATCGTCAGGACGGTGTCGAAGTCGCTGCGGGCGCGGACGACGAGGCCGCCGATCCACTCGTTGTGGCTGCGCCACACGTCGGCGAGGCGCTGCCGCTCGGCATCCGCGGCGGCCCTCTGCTTCGCCCACTGCTCCTGGCGTTCGGCGCGTGCGCCGTCGTAGTCGATGGTGCCCTCGTCGTCCTCCTCCGGCTCCGGATCGGGGTTCGCGGCGCGCTCCCGCTCGGCCAGCAGGTACTCGATCTTCTTGGCGACGGAGCCGTAGGAGTCGTGCCGGAACATCCACGTGCCGGCCTTGTCGATCATCGCCATGATCTCGGCATCGTCAGCGTGCTGCTGGCGCAGCTTCGCGCAGAGGACGGCACCGTCGAGCGACAGCTCGCCCTTCTCGTACTGCTCGCGGCGCTCCGCGGGCAGCCCCGCGAGGAGGAGCCGCTGGCGCACGGTGCCGCGGGCGCGGCCAGTGGCCTTGGCGATCGCGACTTCCTTGACGCCGAGCAGCTCCAGCTGCGCGTAGGCGTCGGCCTCCTCCATGACAGTGAGGTCGGTGCGCTGGAGGTTCTCCACCAGCATCGCCTCGATGACCTTCGCGTCGGTGTCGAGGTCGTCGCGGACGATGCACGGCAGCGACTGGACTTTCGCCTTCACGGCGGCGGCGTGGCGGCGGTGCCCGGCGATGAGGATGTAGTCGCGGCTGCCCTTCTCGGCGGTGCCGTGGTCGGGCGCGACGATGAGCGGCTGCAGCAGTCCCTGCGCCTTGATCGACGCCGCGAGCTCGTCGAGGCCGCCGAGGTCCTTGCGGACGTTGAGGCGGTGCGGGTTGATCCGTCCGACGGGGACGTCGACGAGCGCGGTCATCACTGGCCCGCCTGCGCGATGAGGTCCCGCAGCATCGCGGCGCGGCCGGCGGACCACGCCGCGTGGACGAGGTTCGCCAGGTGCTGGGTGACGTCGTACTCGTCGTCGGGGTCGCCGGGAAGGTCGACGCTGACGGCGACGACCACCGGAGCCTCCGGCTCCGGTGCGGGCTGCGGCTTGGGCCGCGGTGCGCGGGCAGGCTCGGCGGGCAGCTCGATGCCGAACGCCTCGCAGTAAGCGGCCTTGACGCGCTTGGGCAGCAGGCCGGTCTTGGGGCAGTCGATGCCGTGCGTGGATGCCCAGGCGCGGATCGCCTTGGCGTCGGTGGATGCGTTCACAGGGATTCTCCTTGCAGGGTCGGGGTCTAGTTGTCGCGGCGTGCGTCGTGCTGCCGGTCGGCGTCGGCGTCGGCCCATGCCCCGCACGCGGGGTGGAGCCAGCCGATGTCGCCGAGGACGGTCTGGTCGCCGGGGTGGATGGACAGGCCGCAGTCGTCGCAGTCCAGGTCCTCGGTCGCGGTGACGATGGACGGGTCAGG